ATGTTGATGGAGGAAGTTTAACTACCGGATCTAATTCATTTAATCTATTAAATACCACTGCAACTACTATTAATGCATTTGGTGCAGCCACAACAGTAAATTTAGGTACATCATCAACTACTGTAGATTTTGGTGACCTTAGAATAAGAGGAGCTACTATTTCTGGAGATGCGAATGGACAAACTATTGTAATTGATCCATTTCCGGCTGGAGGTGCATCTGGAGGAGATGTTGTAGTACGAGGAAATTTAAAAATTAGTGGAACTACAACTACAGTAAATTCAAATTCAATTACTATAAATGATCCAACTATTACATTAGGAGATTCAGTTAGTGACAAAGTACTCGTAAGTGATGCTTCAAATGGGGCTACAACTTTAACTTTAGATAATACAACTGGATTAAATACTGGTGATTTAATTAGTGGAAATTCAAATATTGTAAATGGAACCACTATTACAGTAAATTCAGCAACACAAATTACATTAAGTTCAGCAATTACTGGAGCTATTTCAAGCGGAACTGAGTTTACATTTACTCAGGCAACAGATGATAATATGGATCGTGGTATTGAATTCAAATACTACAATCAAAGTTTAAAAACTGGATTTTTTGGATACGATGAATCCGGAGAATCTGAAGACGTTACTACATATTATTTTACATACATTCCAGACGCTACAAATAATAGCAGTGTGTTTACTGGAACAAAAGGAAGTGCATATTTCAAGACAGTCAAATTAGATGATGGAGTAAATAAAGGAATTCCATTTTTCGATTCATACAAACGACTGACATCAACTGCAGCCGCGAATATGGCAAGTCCAGGTACTGGGTCTGATGCTACTACATCATATCAACTTTTAACCGTAAATAGTTCTGGAGTTCCAGTTTGGACTACAGCTATTGATGGGGGAAGCTACTAGGAGATAAATCATGAATCAAGATGAATTAAACAATTTATTATCAGTGATGCAAAAGAAAATTAATGAACTGACATCACAAAATATTATGTTTGAGGCTAAAATAATTTACCTCACTAATGTGATTAGTAATATGTCTAAACAATCTAACGTTTCAGATGGGGGTTCATTTGATGAACCTTCAGAAACTCAAAAAGAACCAACTAAATCTAGAAGGTCAGCATAATGGCAAAACCAAGTAGTAGAGTGCAATTAAAAGAATATTGTCTTCGTAAACTTGGCAAGCCAGTTGTTGAAATCAATGTAGATGATGATCAAGTTGAAGATTTAATTGATGATGCCATTCAAATGTTCAATAACAGAGCATTTGATGGTATGGAAAGAATGTACTTAAAGTACAAACTCACTCAAGAAGATATTGATAATGGAAAAAAGAGAAATCTTACTACCACTCAAACTGATACCAACGACTCAGATAATTCAAGAACTTTAAGTTTTGAAGAAGGTAGAGGATATTTAACAGTTCCCGATCACGTTATTGGTGTTCAGGGAATTTTTAAAGTATCTAATGCCTTTGTCAATAACATGTTTGGCTTTAGTTATCAGTTCTTCCTAAATGACTTTTATAATTTTTATTCATATGATATTATGAATTATTATATGGTTTTGACATATCTTGAGACATTAGATTTTATGTTAGAAGGAAACAAAGATATTAGATATACTAAAGTTCAAAATAGACTATATATTGATCTAGATTGGGGTATGCAAACCAAAGATGATTTTATTGTAATAGATTGCTATCGTGCATTAAATCCAAATGATTTTACTAAAATGTATGATGATATTTGGGTTAAGAAATATACAACTGCATTGATAAAGAAACAGTGGGGACAAAATTTATCAAAGTTTGAAGGCATTCAAATGCCAGGTGGAGTAACATTCAATGGTCGCCAGTTATATGATGATGCAGTGCAAGAAATAGATAAATTAGAAGAGAGTTTGATGACGACTTATTCATTACCACCACTTGATATGATAGGATAATGAAAAACGTTTACTTTTCCCACGGAACTTCTTCAGAACAAAGACTCTATGAGGATTTGATCATAGAGTCTTTGAAAATATATGGATTTGATGTTTACTATTTGCCAAGAGAGGTTGAAATATCAGATCACTTATTTGGAGAAGATACTTTAGTTAAATTTGATGAAAATTATATGATTGAAATGTATCTATCAAATTATGAAGGGTTTGCTGGGGAAGGAACATTATTAACTAGATTTGGAGTTAGAATTGCAGAAGAAGCTACATTTATAATCTCAAAAAGAAGATGGGAAGATTTGACAGATAATTCAAATAATTTAATTACTAATAAAAGACCTAATGAAGGCGATGTAATTTATTTTCCATTGACTAATCAATTATTTCAGATTAAATTTGTAGAACACAATAAACCATTTAGGCAATTAGGACAAATTGCAACATATCAGTTGGTTTGTGAAGTCATGGAAGATTCTAGCGAAAGGCTAGATACTGGAGTATCTGAAATAGATAAAATTAGAAGGTCGGAAGGATACTCAATTACATTCCAGCTTAGCGATGGAATTAAACAGATTAATGTTACAAATCAAGGAAATAATTATATTCCAGCGTCCACCACAGTAGGTTTCGGCTCAGTAGGACAAACTGTTATCGCTACTGCATCTGCGACTGTATCTGCTGGAAAAGTTGTTGCTATAACTGTTACCAATCCTGGACTGGGATATACTACAGTGCCGGGAGTTGCAATTAATGGAGCAGGAACTGGGGCAACTGCACAAGCAATATTGGTATCAAAGGGAAATTATTTATATAAAGAAACCGTAATTGGTTCGGTTAGTGGTGCAACTGCAGAAGTAGTACGTTATGATGTTAGTACTAAACAACTTGAGCTTATAGATATAATAGGAACATTTGTTGATAATGATTTGTTAATTGGACAATCCAGTGGAGCTGAATGGGCAATTTATTCATTCAGTTCTATAGAAAATCAAAATGATGATTTTAATGAAAACAAATGGTTTGAAGACGAAGCAAATGAAATTATTGATTGGTCTGAAAAAAATCCATTCGGTGAATATTCAAATATGGGAGACTTTTAATGTTAGGCACACATTTTTATAACGAATCTATTCGTAAAACTATTGTTGGATTTGGCACATTATTCAATAATATAGAACTTCGTCGCAAAGATAAAGATGGAGTTGTTAAACAAACAATTAAGGTTCCTCTTGCATACGGACCCTCAGAAAAATTTATTGCTAGGGTAGAAGCAGAACCAGATCTAGACAAAAGAAGACCAACTCAAATTCAATTGCCTAGAATTTCTTTTGAAATGAGATCAATTTCATATGATGCAGGAAGAAAACTCGGTCCAACTCAAATATGCAGAACTCCAAAATCTGGAGATACAGAGAAAACATATTCCCATTATTTACCAGTACCATATAATTTAGATTTTGAAGTTGCAATCATCAGCAAAAATAATGATGATGCGGTTCAAATTTTAGAACAAATTTTACCATTCTTTCAGCCATATTTTTCAATCACTATCAATATGGTGGCTGAGACAAATGAAAAAAGAGATATTCCAATTTTATTGAATAATGTTTCTATTCAAGATGACTATGAAGGAGATTTTACACAAAGAAGAACAATCATTTATACTTTAACATTTACTGCTAAAAGTTATATTTACGGTCCTGTTACTACTTCTGAAGTTATTAAAAAAGTTAACGTTGATATTGGAACTGCCATTGAAGCTAATAGATACGTTACTTATAGTGTATCGCCAAAAGCTCTTGAAGATTTAAATGATGATGGTCAAATTAATTCTGCAGACGATTTGTTAGTTGAAGCAGATGACAATTTTGGATTTAATGAAATTTGGACTCAATAATTATGCCAACATACGATAACTTAGACGATACTTTTAATATTATTCCTAAAAATTTTGAGGAATCAACTGAAATAGTTGAAGTAGATTCTGATTTGGATCATATTGAAGCTGACTATCAGTATAGTAGAAATCAATTATACAAATTAATCCAAAAAGGTCAAAAGGCTATTGATGGCATTATAGATGTAGCTTCAGGCAGTGATCATCCAAGAGCCTATGAAGTTGCTTTCCAGGGCATGAAGCATGTCTCAGATATGACTGATAAATTGATTGACCTACAAAAGAAAATGAAAGCAATTGAAGAAGATGCTCCGCAAAGAGGTCCATCTACGATTAATAATACCATGTTTGTTGGATCTACTGCAGAATTGCAAAAGTTTCTAAAACAATCAAAAATAAATAATACAGAAGAATAGGAGTATTTTAATGTCTGTACTTAAGGTTGTCCAAAATATTGCTGCGGTGGCGTGTACTGGTGGTAACGCTACACAGTCCGC